AATATGGGAAATTCCTTGGTTCCGCCTTAAAGGATCAGTTCCGACCTTATATTGAATCCGCCAAGGCACTGGACCGCGGGGATTTCAAGGAAGCTATCAGTATCATGGCGCACTACGCCCATGACCGTCCGATATCGGCACTCCTAGATGCCTCCTTCGGTTTTGGAATTGCTGGTAAGGGTGTTACGGCAATGGGTAAGGGGTTCACGGCACTATCCAAGACAGGTAGTGCCATGAATAGCGTATCTAAGTTGGCACGTGCAGGGGAGGTTCTGGAGAAGACTGGACAGATCATTGATCCATTCCTTCAGTCCGCCAGGGGACTTCAGCACGTTGCCGGGATGCTTAAGGATACGCACATCGGTCGAGTTATTGAAAGCCGTCGGTTCGTAGGGGAACTTAATAGGGAATCCTATAACCAATTCGCCAAGAATCTAAAGGGATCGTCGGCACAATTCCAGGGTATCTTCGAAAAATTAAAGCCAAAGGAAAAGGAAGCCTTCGCCGCGACCATTGAAGGATTGGCGAACCCCGTAGATAAGGATGGCGCACTTGTCGAAGCTATCAAGAAGTATTCGGAGTACTGGGACCTTACCCATCAACGACTATCTGGTAAAGGACTCGCGGATGCACAGGAATACTTGAAGCGTACGTGGCAGCCTTTAATGGATGCCACTGGGCTGACGATGGCTGAATTGAATTCTCTAGTGGAGAACATAGCTGCACGCACTCCGCAGGAAGTTGGTTCGGCTTTAAAAGTCGCACAGGAGAATGCTGCTAGCACTGTCCTTATATCTGAAGAGACTGTGGCCGAGGAGGCTGCAAAGAAGGCACAGGAACTTACTCCTATCGCAGCTGTTCTATCCCACGCCGATGCCCAGGAGATCGTCAACCTTGGTAAAAAGCGTTCTCAGTTGGGTGTACAGGCGGAATTAGCGAAGGGTAAAGGTGTCGAAAAACTTCATGAAGAGATGTCGAAAGTTGACGACGCCATCGCGGAGAACATCAAACGTACAACCGGAAAGGATATACGCTATAATAATGTAGCCATTCCAGAAGGACAGGATCTATATTCGACCGTAAAGAAAGGCGATATCTTCGTAACTGAAGATGGTGTGGAATACCTGGTACGGGAACGTGGTTCTATGCAGAAGGGTAACTACACCAAGATCATGACCACAGCAGGGTACCAGGCAGGGAAGGAACGTGTCGAAGGGAAGATCCTTTCGTCTCCAGGGCAGGAGGGAGATCGTATTGTTCTTGAACCGGGAACCGAAGTAAAAGGCACCCTGATGCGAAAGAAACCAAAGGGTGCACCACCTTCGGGACCGGTACTTAGCCGTGATGAAGAAGAATTCCTTCGTGACTATGTAACCCAAGCCAAGGTCAAGACAGCCATCAGTACTTCTGGTGATGAACTTGATCAGTTCCTTCAAGGCGCGGAGAATCGCCTTGTGTCACCAGAGATCCAGACTGCTGCTGAACATGCCGGTACAGAGTCCATTGTTCGTATGGCACGCGTCAATCCAGTGGCGGCGCGACGGCTTCTAGACCTACATGATGCAATCAAAATTCGAGAAGATTTCCTTTACAGGGTGACTAACCGTGTTGGTCACGCAGTTCCACCTATCGCAGAAAAGAATGTCATGATATCGGAACTGAGGAAGTTAAAGGTGACATTCAAGGAATTGGTGGAACAGGCGAAGTCGGAGACCAGCCTTGGTCCCTCGTCACCAATCGATATCACACGGCGACTGCCCGTAGAGACAGAGTACCAGACTCTCACCATGGAAGAACAGGCCGCACGGGCCGGAGCCTATGGTGATGAGGTTGCCGAAGCTTTGGCTGCTGAAGGAGAGATCTCTCTCGGCAAACAGGGTATCCATCGAAAGCCGAAGAAGGTCATCATGGAGGAGGATCTCCTTTCAAGGGACATTGACCCCGATACGGCAGAATCTATTTATAGACTTTCTACAGGGCAGGTAGCACTTCTTAAGCCATCCAAAGGAAAAGGCATCACCAGTGAAATCTACAGGGGTACCTATTCCCATACCGAGGCTACTGGTCTCCAGGCCAGTATAGAGAAGATGGCCGAAAAGACCGCTAAGTACCGGTATGAACTAGGGTATCGCGATGCACCAGCAGATATAAAGAGTTCGGCACCAAAGTGGGCTGATCTTGATGCTGACTCCCGTGCTATTATGGTGAATGCTACGGCAGAAGAAATTGAGAATATCATCAAAGATATTCGAGCACCTCTCGAACGTGGTGAGAAGATCCGTATTAACCCGGAGACTAGTCGGCAAATATCGAACACTGTCTTCAGAATGCATACCCTTGCGAAGGAACTGGATAGAACGGCTACCTTTGAAGGAGTGGTGCAGCCGATTTATGATAGGGTAGCGGAATGGACCGATGGCCTCTTGAATGACCCTTTGGTAAATCCATTCTATAAACACAAGATTACCACTCGTGGTGGTAACAGGGTTACCATACTTCATTCGAAGCAGTGGATGAAGGGTGACCGCCAAGCTTCTGATTATCAGCGGTACCTTACTCGTAGCAACCCGGAAACCATGAGCGCGGTAGCCAGGGAAAAGGCTATTGAACGTACAGTTCAAAGGCTGAATGAATTAAGACTGGAGGCTAAAACTGTCCGTGAGATGGCAGAGATGGACCCGAAGGCTTTTCAGTCCACCCTTGGTGCTATGGACGTGGAGACTACTGAGGACGCTATTATAGCCGCCAACTTTGAGCGGGACATCAATGACTTCATGAATGTACACTCCTGGGCCATCGGTGCCCTTGACCAGATGGAAACCCGTCCGGGACGGCATCTCACCGTTCACATGCGGGAGCAACTCCTGGCTGAAAGCATGGGCCGTGCCATTACCAGGCCAGAGTTGGAACGACAGTATGCCATTGAACAGTTGAAATTGCAGCTTGAAGGAACGTACAAGAAAATCAATACTGTAACCGGGGAAAAGAAACCTGCCGGGGAACCGGGTAAGGGTATCATGGAACTTATCAAGGATAGGGAGAACGTGGCGGCGGCTGCCCGTATCCCACGTAATGTCATCAACGAAACTACGGGAACCATCGATAGGGGGAAGTTCAATAGACACATCAAGGAGCTACAGAACGAAGCCAAACTACTTCAGGACCCAAAACTTGCAAAGGCCGCTCGATCTGAGCAGATCCGTAGGGAAATTAGAGAGGCTCAATCGATTGAGAATCCTATTCGTCGTGCGAAGAAAGTGGCTCAGATACAAGCTAAAGGTGGGACAGTAGGAGCACGAACCGCAGGAAACGTACTTGGGGAAATCACGGATCTCCGTAGGCGTGCGGTAGCCTACAATAAAGCAGTACGTGATTTGGAAGGCTTCCGTAAGGACGCCACTAGGATTCAACGGCGTATCAAGGAACTCGAAGCGGGAGTGGAGCTCGACGCGTCTGACGTTCGTACAAACTGGGCTGAACCCGACACGGCCCCACCCCCCAACGTCACGTCGAAGCCTGCTCCTGAACCATCCAAAGGCGCACCCGGCGGGGCGGAACGACGGATGGTTGAAAAGGCCCCGGCCCGTACAGTAATTGATGAGGTGAAACGAAATATTGAAGAGAGTCCTCTTTATAAACCAAGTCCAGAGATAATGGCTATCCCAGAAGTTTCTTCTTATTGGAAGAGAGTACAAAACCTAAAAACGGATATCGAAGTAAGTGAAATGCGTGCGGACCTACTTGGTAAACCAGTTATAAAAGGAAAAGAAATAGACGTGCCCCGTATCCTTAAGCCTACTATGGGCAGGGACACGGCTTCCGCGAATGCTATTATAACTCAACTGAACATCGCTATCAAGAACGACCCTCCTATGAGGGAAGCACTACAGAAGATTGCGGCATCCAAATCGTACCTTGTAGGTCCTGGCGAAACCTTTAATATGGATACCGTGAAGATGCTGTTGATTGACAACGGTGTACCTAAACCGGTTCGCCGTCAGATACAGGATCTACTCCAGGCCTACAACTACGTTCGTAAGCAGTCGCCGGAGATCTCCGACCTTACCCCGTTTGTGGTGCAACAATTGTTCGGTAAGGACGCCTTAACGGCAGCTGACCTTATCCGTATCGCGGCAGGTAAGTCCCTTGAAGGCAAACTCTCGAGACCAGGCTACTACCCGCACATGTGGGAGAAGCGTCACATCATTCTGGACGCAAGGTCACCGGAGGGGAAGCTTCTTCTTGCAGATATGAAGAACTCCTTGGGTGCTACGCAGGACGTGAAGACAGGACTCATCAAGGAACTTTACAAGAAGGGCTACACTGGTTTCTACGACGAAGCCGGGGAGTATCACAAGATCGTGTATGGGCAGCCCACACGTAATTGGATTGCAGGGTTGGCTGGCGGCAAGATCACACCGTCAATCAAGAGACCGGATTTCCTTCGTACCCATACTAACGCATGGGGCTACATGGTGAATGACCCGGAGTTGGTGTCTATAAAGGCCGCCAGGGAAGTTCACCGGTACGAAGCCAACATGGATATGGTGAAGAAGATCAGGGATAGTGGCAGGGCTAAGCCTTGGAACGGTGACCCGGACACTATCCTTGAAGGACATGTCCCCTTCAACTACGAAGGGTTGATGCAGTTCCACACGCAGAACATTGACTTCCTTAATACCTTCAAGAAGACTATTCAGAAGGCCGGATACGTCGCGGATGAAACCTTTCTTAAGGCTATACAGGAACACATTCCCAAGATGCAATCGTCCGTAACAATGGCTTACAAGAACGAACTTCATCAGATCCCAAAGGAACTAGCCGATGCCATCTATGCACACGTGTCCGCTGGCATTGTGCCGAACTGGATACGGTGGTTCGATAGGGGTACGGACTGGTGGCGGGCACTGACCTTGGCGATTTCACCAAGGTGGATCCTCAACAATCTGGTAAGCAACACTCTTCTAAATTCTATGGCCGGAGTAATGCCATGGGATTACATGCGATCTAAGATGAAAATGTTCGAAAACATCTACCCTGACGAACTTTCTACTACTGGTCTCTACGCATCAACCGCTGACGAATTCCTCCTTGGTCGGGCTAAACCTACATCTCGTACTTTTGCGGTGTTCGACGCAATGTATGGCATCAACCGTAAGGTAGAAGACTTCTACCTACAGGCCGGATACTTCAAGGCCGCAGAGAAGCAAGCCCGTAAGTATATCATGAAGGACTCCGGGTTCCGGTTCTACCGTAGCCAGAAATATCTGGATGAACTGGCCGGAGCCTTGGGTCAGATGAAGCAAGCCGGTACGCCAGAAATGCTCCAGCTTCAGAAGAATGCTCTGGAAGGGGCATGGGAGTTCCTAGGAAACTACCAGCGTCTGGATCCAATCGAACGCCGTTGGGTCCGAAGAATTGTACCCTTCTGGAACTGGTACAAGCATATCAATACCCTGGCTTACAGTCTGCCGGTAAAGCACCGGTACAAGTCTTTCGTATTCGGCCATCTAGGCAGGATTGGTCAGGATGCTGTGGAAGACCAATTCGCGGAGATGGGTATCGAATACAAGGATATGGAGAACTTCATGCAGGGCCGTATCGTTCTGCCGGATTCGTGGCGGAAGAACCTGCAGAACAATTCGGACGTGGCCTTCGCAAGCACCAAATCATTCAACCCGTTCGCTGATGTCTTCAACTTGCCGGCGAGTTTGATTCAGTTCACCCAACAGGGTGGGAACCGTTTGCCTGGACTACACCCTCTCCTTACAGTGGGTATCGAAAGGGCGACTGGGAACAGTATGTTCACCGGCAAACCGTTCAGTGACCCGAACACCATGGATACCTCCGTCGGGACACGCGTTTACATTGGCGACGACGGCCAAGTGGTGAGGCAGCCGGGGGTGGCCCCACCTCTCTGGGAACATCTGGCGCGGCAAACCCAAGTCTGGGATATCGCCAAGGACGTGTCTAACTTCATCCGGTTCAATCAGATCGCCGCGCAGTATGGAACCAACGACATCATCCACCCGAAGTTCATCATGGACCCCAAGACCGGGCAACCTAAGTATCCGCAGTCCGCCCTTGTTGCCTTCTTAAAGGTCATGGCAGCCAACATAAACTTTGTGGAAGACTTGAATGCTTGGCAAGATAAGATGGACATGGAGCTAGAGCAGGGTGAGAGCGGCAAATTCAATCGTGACGTAGCGTCTAAACCGGAGTTCCGTGCCTTCGCGATGAAGGATTTGGAGCGGCCCTTCAACAAGAAAGAAGAAGCTGACTTCATGCGGAAGATACTACGGAAGAAGACCAGAATACCGGAGAAACTGCAGGGGCTGAAATGAAGATAGAAACCTCGTTGTTGGAATCAGTTTACGATGGGCTCATCCAAAGCATTGTGCCGAAAGAATCCTCTATTGATTGGCTGCTTGTAAAGGCCGTCATGAAGCAGGAGAGCGCCTTTAATCCGATAGCACGGTCTAGTGCTGGGGCAATGGGTCTCATGCAGTTGATGCCCGCCACAGATAAGTGGGTTGACGGCGAAGTAGATGGGTACGATATCTACAAGAATATCAAAGGTGGGGTATGGTACCTTAACTTCCTTTTCGGGTTTTGGTCAACAAGGGCCACACCAAAGGATGAAATCTACAGTTTCATACTCGGCTCCTATAACGCCGGGCAGGGTAACATCCTAAAGGCTAGAGACCTATCCAAGTCTCGTGGCCTTTGGAATGACAAGTGGTCGGATATCGTAAAGGTTCTGGAGCTTGTCACGGGTCCGGCGAACGCGAGGGAAACAACCGATTACGTAGAACGAATAGCCGGATACTACCAGGCATATAAAGGTACTGGACCAATCGTATGAACACCGAACCCCCTAAGAATGATGGGTTGTGTCTCGTGGACCATCATGCCCGCCTTGCCGTTCTGGAGGCACTGCTTCCGAAAGAGGTTGAGCACGTCAGAAGGGAGGTTGATCTTCAATTCATAGCAAAGGAAAAGGAGCACGAGATCCAGGCCGTTGTGCTTGAAAAGCGACTTGGTGATCTTAATAACGAAGGTGGACGTCTTCTCCTCATGTCGTCCCAGAACGTTCGACAGGATGTCTACCACGCGAAGATCGGGGAACTTGAGAAAGCTCTTCTAGCCCTACAGCTTTGGCAGTCAAACATGCTTGGGCGAATGGCAGTGGTTGGTACTATGGCGGCTCTATTCGGTGGCTGTGTGGCGGCGCTCTTGGTGAAGTGGCTCGGCCCATAGGAGGCAAGATGGAACCGTTTTTCGGATTTCTGCTCGGAATTGTCGCTTCGAATATCTGGCAGTGGGGATTCTGGAAGACCAAGCATCAGACCAAGGAGGATGGTTGGCTTGGTTATTGGCATATGGGCCTTCCGCACTTAATGATGAATATCGTCGGTGATGGCATCGCTCTTGCTTTGTGGAGGATGGAACTACTGGATGATATCATAAAAATTATTCCTGGAATGGAAACTAGGGAATGGGTGAATGTGGGTATTCCATTCACTCCGCAGGTTGGGTTCATGCTTGGCGCGTGTGTGGACTTATTTTCTGATCAGCTTGTGTTTATGGTGGGTACAGTGTTAGGTAAGTGGTTACCATTTCTTAAACCGCCGTCGAATGGGGCGGCAAAGGAGGCTCCGTGAAGAGGTTCGTGCTGGTTCTTCTGGCCCTGGTTTTCACCGGCTCGGTTGCAGCGCAGCAGGTCTGGGGTGAGACTACCTGGAAGGCAAACCGAACGGACGAGCTCCTCTTCGGTCTGAACTACTCGGACGTCAAAGGGGTGGGCCAGACAGGTCAGGGTTCGATTGAAGACTCCTGGCCCATTGGAAGCGCTCTGAGATTCGGTATTCGAGGGTCGTATCTCTACGCTTCGCAAAAGGGTGTCGGATCCTCGAATGCCTATACCGGTGGGCTGCTGGCAGGATTCGATGTCGGTACCATGTTCATAGAAGGTGTCGGTGATTACTTTGTCAAGAAGTTTGACAAGGATCTCACTGACGTCGCCCCCAGGTACATGTATGGTATCGGGGGAGGGTGGAAGGTGAAGAACGAGAAGGCCCTTGTCAAGGTTCGGGTTGGTGTGGACCGCCTTGAAGGGACAACGGCCAAGTACTACGATCGCGTGACAGCCGGTGTCGTGATTGGATTGTGCCCTTAGCTAGGCCTGTGGTGGTCGGACTTAGCTAGTAGTCCAGAAGACCACTCCTCCTGCCCGGTGCTTGGGTGTACGGGTCACTCAGGCACCGGGTTTTCTTTTGGTAAGATACCAATCCCCCAAGGCAACGGCGTCTGCGATGTTATGCTGCTTGGTACGCCAGTTAAACTTGGTACCGTACTTCTGGTTGACGCGTTTGGTGGTTAGTTGTTTGGGAAGCTGTCCTTTCCAGTTCCTTACAGGGATTAGGTACACGTCCGAAGTAACTTCAGACAGTAGGCCATAGAACAGTCCAACCGTGAAGAACAACTTGCCGAGGGCACCACTATGCATTACGGCATGACCTCCCGGACTATGGATCTCCGTAGGCATCTCTATAATGGCGGTATCGCACATATGTGTACCGACTCTACTATCACCGAATAGGTCGTAAAGGAGATGACCTCCTATGTCCTTTGCGGCGTCTTGCCAAGGTTCAACGGATGATTCTAAGATCCCGTAGCTTTGGAGGGTCGGCCCGTCGAAGATCGCGTATCCGCAGTGCCTCAGTGATGGATCGATTGATAGCAGTCTCATAATTCTTGGCTCCTTCCACCTTTACACAATCATTATCAGACCAGCTAACAGCGCCAACAGCACAGTCGGTATTGATAGGTAGTCCGAATTGGGAGTCCCACCGCTCCAGAGTAGTCCGAAGATTATGGATATGAGTAGTATGTTCAGCCCCCTCTGGAATTTCAAGGATCGTCTCATCATGCATAGTAAGCAATAGTTTTCCTCCGAATGTTTCCGCATATCTTGCGCTGTCGATAGCTGCCTGCTTAAGGATATCCGCTGCCGTTCCTTGTATCCTATAGTTGACGGCGGCGTAGGCTCTGTTTCCGTCAACGGGGATACGCCTTCCAAATTCGGTGTCAATGTATCCATTTCTTCGTGCTTCGAATATTGTCTTCTCCATGAACTCACGTACGCTCGGAAGGCGCTCGTGATATCTTTCATTGAACTCGTGAATCTTCCCGCGATCCTCGTGAGTAATCTGGACAAGTTTATCCTCCCCGGCACCGAAGATGATGCCAAAGTTAACCATCTTGGTCATTTTCCGGACGTGTGAAAATTCGTCTGTACCTTCTTTGACTCCAGTAACCTCAGCCGCAACCTCTCCGTGAAAGTCGCGGCCTTCCTTGATAAGTCCGATAAGATAGGGGTCTTGAGTAAAATAGGCGAACAGTTTAATTTCGATCTGAGAGTAGTCAAAGAAATATAGTATATGGTTTCGGCGAGGGACAAAGCAGCGACGTATGTCGATGATGTAATGTGATCTACGCCCAGTATCAATAGCCGGGGTGGTCTGTAAGGGTGGGTCGATAATACTAAAGCGCCCGGTGATAGTACCATGCTGCAATTGATTCGGATGAATGACCCAGCCATCGGACTCCCTCCTAGCGGAACGAATAAAGTTCCGCATGTAGCCATCCATCTTCTTCGCCATCCTGAATCGAAGGACAGCGGTAGCAAGTGGATGATCGTATAACATCAAGTGGTCCTTGTCTAGAGACGGGTTGCCCTTCGCAGTCTTCTCCATAATTTCCATACCCAAATCGGAGAAGAGAACGTTAGCCAATTGCTTACCGCTAAGGATATTGAATTCCTTCTTCGCATGCTTAAAGGCTTCCTTCTGAAAGCTGTTCCGGTCCATGTTAATGATCTTAAGGAGACGATACGCCATTGGCATATGCCAAAGCATACCGGTATCTTCCATCTTGCCAACGACAGGAAGAAGCTTCTTCTCCTTAAGGTACACAGTGATATACGGCTTCTTCTTCACATGCTTGCGGAAGTAGAAAAACAACTTGATGGTTTTCCTGGCGTCGTCCTCTGCGTATGGACCCATGACGGACCAGGGCACGTACTCCCATCCATTACGGCGTTTAAGGCCCTTCTCCTCCCAGATTATTTTCGTAGGGTCAATTTCAATTCGACCGCAAATTCTATAGTATCCAACATTCCTGCATTCCGCGACAATATCTTTGTGAGTTCGTTTAATCCATTCAACAACCGCGTCGCGTTCACCGACTCCCTCCCCGATTTTGAGCTGAGTAAGTTCCTTAAGGCCGTGAGGCCGTCTAGGGTCAAGGGCGTATGATATGAGCATTGTATCGTGGGTGACTCCTGCTGTTCTAATTCCCTCTCGTCGGAGGATTCTTCTGTCATGTTTCTCATTGTGGAATATCTTTATGGTGGAGGGGTCTTCGCAAAGTCGCTTGGCGACCCATTTAGCCAACGCATGGCCGGGGGCGACCCCCCGACCATTGCAAGTTACGCACTCCTGGACGCTCCAAAGCTGTGGTATTCTGGTGACCTTCGAGGGTAACCAACTTCCTTTGCCTTTACAAGCCAGACAAGGCTGTTCAACGTCGCCGTGTCGGATGGCAACGCTGTCGCCATACTCGTTGCAGAATGAATAGGCAAAGGCCCTCTCCTTACCTTCGGTGTCTATCGCTAGGTACTTACCTTTTCTGGCTACTAACCTTTCTAATTTCTTCAGTGTACTTGGGGCAAGGCTTATATGGGCTTTCCCCGGCGAGACGATGTTCAGCTTCGTCTGGCATGATGCAGTGGGGGTTCGTCCTTTCGCACGGCGGGTTGAAGATGTAGTCACAAACCTCCCTTCCTAACCACATAAGTAATTGCTTCTGGAACTGATCGATTACAGGCCGCCAGTACGAACCCTGGGCAATCCAACAGGTACGGTTGCCCATCATGCGGGTGAACTCCCTCAGGTCCAGACCCATCACGAGGGAGGTGTGAACATGCATCGGGAGCACACCTCTCGCATGCTCTGGTGGAAATCCGGCACCCATCATAAGTTTATACGTGTTCTGTGACATCCGCATAAACTCATGATAGGTGAAGCTCTTCTCAAGTCCCTCCGGGACGAAGTAGGCTTCTTTGTCAGCGAACCGGCTTTTGTCCACCACCCTCATCGTCTCGCAGAAGAACGCCGCCTTCCGAGTACGAACCATCTGTTCCTGGAGTGCCCTCGGGATGTTGGATATCCCCCATGTCATGTGGACCATCTCCGGTATCGGGACGTGCTCCCTTAAGCACATCAGCGCATGCTGGACAAGCTTCGTGTACTGGGTTGAATTCATGGTCCGATCCTGATGCCCCACGAGAACTTTGCCCCTGTCCCGGGTCCAGTACCACGCGTTCCACAGCAGGGTCAGTGGATCCGGGGTTATTGACAGTAGCGAAACGGATGGCCGGTTGTGGTTGTGCATCTAGTTCCTCCAACATCTTTTCCTGGTAAAGAACCTTGAGTTGTCTCCTATTCTCGGCATAGAAGATTGCCGCGTAGACCACTAAGTCTACAAGGTCGTTCATTATCCCGGGTCCCTCAGAGTCCGTGGTTTGGAACGCTACCAACTGCGGTTGGGAAAGCATCTGCGTCTTAAGGCGTAGTGCCTTTCCCCACACATGTTGGAACACCGAACGAATTCCGAAGATATGGTAGTCCTTGATTTCAGTCTCTTCGGAGTTGTACTTCTTTCCACGGCTGTCGAACTTGTCCCTACAATGTGCAAAAAACTCCTGTATATCATGCTCAAACTGTGACTGTGACATGCTTCCACCCCTCCCTGATGATGCCTTCCACTTCGTCCAAGATGTCTTGGAAGTCCGTGAACCCTGCGTTGCGGAACAGGCTAAGGTATTGCATCAGTTCCGTTTCCATCATGGCCATCGCGTACTTATTTCCAAGTGCGGCCTCCTTGCACAGATAGGAGACTACGGAGAGGAAGTCCGCGATTTGGACAATCCTACCAGAAGGGGACTGTACCTTCGCACCCTTCCAGAAGAAGGTCGGTGGTGCATCGGCATGGTTGAACGCCTCAGAGATGACCTTAAAGGCGCATTGCTCCGCGGCCTTCTTGATCTCGTATTCTAAGGTGGGGTTACTCTTCTTGAAGGAGCGAAGGAAGTCGCCCGTCAACGATTCCTCGATGTCGTGAAGAAGGGCTGACTCAATGGCAAGTCGCCTGTCGTCCCATCCTAACCTCAGGTAGTCGGAAAGGATCTGCGCGTATAGTGCAACGTAGAAGCTGTGTTCCGCCACACTCTCCTTCAGTAGGATAGGTATAGAACTATACCTATGTATGTGCGCCGCTCGTATCGTAGAACCCATTAGTACCTTCCTCATATTTAAGCGTTCCACAATGCCTCCTACTGGGTGGTTGCGTGGGTTTCGGGTATGGTGCCGGTTCGGAGCCAGTTCTCAAGCAGGAATATTCCATTGCAGCAAACGTAGGAACCCATCTCCAGCATTACGTTAATCTGGGGCACGGGGTCCACGTAAACCATTACTACTTCGGTGCCATGCATGTACGCGGCACCCATCTCCCATATGGTACCGGTGTCCTTCTCATCCTGAATGGCTAGGATTCGGTCAGCCTTGGCAATCTGCCGGACGTTCTCATGGAAGACCTTTCGCTTCTCCTCCTTAGTGGCGTCGGGCTTAAGGACCATGAATTCCATGGGAAGGTACGCCATGATACCATGATGCTTAAGGACCTCTGTTACCCTGTGAATCCTCTGCTTCTGCTTGTCCGTGAAGAACGGTGCCGCAATGTACCAAGTCTCCCTCATACCATCCCCCTTAACAGGTTGATAAACGCCGGGCGTTTCACGTAGAAACTGTACTCCTTCTGAAGGCACCTTGCACGGACAAGTTCACCTATCAACTCCTTGGCTACGAACTTGTCGCAGTTCATAAAGTCGGCTACGTCCGTAATGCCTAGGGTCTTGGTGTCAAGGAGACCCTGTACCAAACTGGCACGGTACTTACCGGCCTCGTAAAGCAACCTCGTTACGGCCGCTTCATTCGGAATGGTCGTGGCGGCGTACTGATTTTCACTGTAGTTGAGGTACGAAGTTGGCTGCCTATCGTAGATGGAGGACAAAAAGGACAGGGCAACTTCGACACATTCTTTTGTGATGAGTAGGGAGGTACCCGACTTATCAGCACTAAAGATTCTTCCAGCAATTGCTGCACTAAGTTTAGCAAGCTTGATTCGAACGTCTTCAATCTGGATAAGTGGGATTGAAGGGTGGTACTTCCTCCCAAGATGCATAGCTGAAGTAAGGATGAGCTCCGTGGCCTCTGGAGTAAAGAAGATTTGATCCTCAGTACGTGTCCATATCCACATGATAAGGTTCCTAAAATCCTCTCGTTCGTAGGGTACTTCTTCCTCGTCCTTTGACGGGTGCCTGTAGGCATTGATAACCTCCGCTTTGACTTCTCCTGAAGAAACAACCAGGGCGTAGTCCAACTTGGATACGTCCTCCGACTTTCCGAAAAGCTCCGGTACAGTTTCCACACCATATGCGTAGGTGTTAACGGGTCGGCCTGTCCGTGCGTTCGACAGCCAAACGATACGGGTTCTGGCTTGGGTTGCTTCAGACTGAATCTTGTATATCTCTGCGATGCCCTCGCTACGGACACGGGTCATACGTGCAATGTCGCTGGTGGAAAGGCCGCTGGTCTCGTCGATAATAACAAGTCTGCCCGTATTACGGGGTATCAAACCCCAGGTGATAGACATGTTATTACCGGACTTCATTATTCCACCGACGAGGCCAGCGAAAGAACAGTTTTCAGCAGTTGCAATCTCTCCAAGGCCGTAGAACCGAACGAGCTCAGTTGCAACATATCCCTTACCACATCGAGTGTCACCGATAACGGCAACTTCAAGCCATCCTTTTTTAACGAGTTCACCGTTGAAAACAAATCGAATGGGTGAGTGAAATACAAGGTCAATAGCGAGGTGCATTGAGCGTCTGTTAATGATTCTTGTAACGCTCGATGATAGATATTCTTCAATGTCTTTAAGTCGTGTAATAATCCTTCCACTTCCAGGGTTAAATCGTCGAAGACGTTCGAGTATTCCTGGTTTTGCGATATATGTTTCAAGGCTTGATTGAGCGGGGATTGCTTCGGTGAAAATATGTGTGGCACTTTGGTCCTTCGGGTGCGGGATCGTGTAGCCTTCAAAGGAGTAGCTCCTATTGGATGGGAGACCGTGGCCTATATAGTAAGCAAGACGGGCGGTGTAATGCCCGCCCGCCTCATCTATGGGTGGGATGACTGTAATTTCCTCTATGTTGAAGGTGCTAAGAGTTTCGACAGTCGTTGTGCAACCTGGTGGTATTCTTGCAATGTCTCTAGCAACTCGTTTGATTGAAAAATCGGAGGAATCGATGAGGCCAAGTACTCTTGAGTCTGTAGCCTTGAAATCAAAACTTCGCACTCCCTTGTGTGGTAACATGTGGCAGGTTTGACAAAGTTTGCCTCTATCCATACGGCATTTGATTCGAACTTTCTTTGGCGGAAGGTATGGGGTGAGTCGTTTTCCGGCCACGTGTGCTGTTGTCCGTATCGGACGATAGAATATACTGCTTTTAGAGGCATCATGGATTTTTACCTCGATGGTTTCTTCGGTTTCGGATTCGACTCTCTTAGAACCATTAACACCTCCAACATGCTCAGAATGCCTAAGATGTGTGCTGATTGATTGTGTATTGATTCCATCTTTAACGACATAATCTGAAAGGTCCTTAGAGGTTTCCCTAACCCCTCGCGGCTTTTCCGAAACGATTGATACTGTTTTTCCAACTCCGCTAATTGATTTCCCAACTCGTTTAGCCCCTTCTCTTCCAGCTTTGTCAGCATCATAGAATATCACCACGTCCTTTCCCTTTAGGAGCTTCGAAAATTGAGGGGTCCATGAGTTGGCCCCGCCCGTTGAAGTTAACACGTTGTAGCCCATCTGCCACGCTAGGATAGCGTCCCATTCACCTTCAACGAGAATGGTTTCCTGCTCGTCTTCTCTCCACTTCTCAATAGGGAAAAGGCGGGCGCTGCCATAACCTTTACGAAAAGAGATAATTTTAGGTGTTCGCCTGGGATGGTACAGACGAACGTTAAGACAGGTTCCGTATTCATTAAATATCGGAATAGTAATTCTTTCACCATTCCAGCCGAGCTTGAAGAACTTGATAGTGGTTTCGCTGATACCCCTCTTGTCTTCGATGTATTCAATGACCTTCTTCCTTTTCCAGAGTTCCTTGTGCCACCCATAGACTCTCCTTAAAGGCACAACCGGTGCAATGTAACGGTGGTGTAACCTGTGCATCGCGGTCTGGTATGGTATCTTATAGTAGGCCTCAAAGAACCCAACAAAGGATGAAAACTTCTTTCCGCAGGAGTGGCAATAAAAGGCACCGTCCTTCTCCCGAACGCTCGCGCTGGGATTACTGTCGCTATGAAAAGGACACAGAACGTTTTGACCGGACTCATACCCGCCTAAGATATCTTCGTAAACCTGTACAGGATTGACCTTCTCCAGCAACAACGCCTTCAGGTCTCGTCTCACGTATCCTCCAGTAGGGAAACTGGGAGTGGGTACGGGGATCTGGAGGGCACCAGACGGATCCCGGCTACTGCCACCAACAGTAGCTACACGGCGCTGGGCGCGGCGCGTAACCCACTCCCAGGACTCCAGCGTTAGAGGCCAGCAGTCTCCGACGCCGAGTCATCCCCACTGGACTTCTTCTTCTTGAGACGCTTCAGGATGGTCACGTTCAGGAAGTCGCCCGCACCCTTGGCCTTCTTCACGGACAGAAGGCACTTGATATCACAGGCGTTGTCAAGGGCCTCTGCGATATCGGCAAGCTTTGCGGGCGGTTCAACACCAAGGGCCTCGAGACGGCCCTTCACGATGGACATCCCGTTGTCGCTCTCGATGCCGTCCCACGTCATGATGTGTTCGTTGAGGTGATCACCTTTGATCACCCTGAAGTCCCAGGCAACCTGCATCCTTGGGTTGTCCTTGTTCTTCGACATTCCAAGCTGTGCGGAATGCACCTTGGTAATGTACTTTCCTGGGGGAACCTTCTTGAAGGTAGCCTCCTGGTTACCCTTCGCGGTCTTCCAGGTCTTCTCCAGTTTTGACAGCTTCTTGCGGAACTCGGTGGACATTACTTACCTCCCTTTGTGGCTGTTTTTGGTGCCTTGGGTTGGGCAGACTTTTTGATGGCGTCCATGTAGTCCTGATAACTGAACGGCAACCGCTTCGGTAACCGGAACAACTTCTTACCGCGGCTACCGGCTTCAATCTTCTCCGTACCTGTGGTGTAAAGGAGACGGGTCTCTCCATCTGAAGGTGAGAACCCTGCGTACAGGATGGTGTCAACCTGGGGCAGAATTACATTCCGGCATCCTCCTTTAAGGTCAGCCTGGATTCGTGTCACCTTGCCGGTACGCTCCTCGATATCCTTCTCGATACTGTGTGCAAGGAATACGGTACCAATAGGCATACGGCAGGAAAAGTTCACCACGCGTTGGAACTCGAACTTGATCTTCTCCCATCCTTTTCCGTAAGCTTCGTCGGCAGGATGTTCGAAGCCATGCTTCTCGCAGGTGTAGGTAAAGGCCATGTCGTACATCATCCCGGTTTCGTCCCAGATGATACCACTGTACGGGCACTTACCTTTCTGGATAAGCTTCCAGACATCCTTGAGCGCGGCTTTCACAGCGGGCCAGTCGTCCACCCGTTTCTTGTATACCTCAAGATGCTTCAGGTTGTTACCGGCATCAAGGTAAAGGGCGTCCGTATTAGACCAGAACTCCGACTTTCCAATCTTGGGTGGTCCGTGCATCAAGGTAGTGTAGGCCAGGGGATTCATCTGCGGCTTACTTTTCTTTAACGGCAGCACGGGTACCCTCCACTACGTCGTTAAGTTCTTCATGTTCAGTTCGTTTCTTCTCAAACATGGCCATCACCTGTGGAATCTGACCGTGGGCGCAGATGTCCAGGAACTGGCATCTGCCACGGGCCAGACAGGCCTTTCGGTTCTTCGACCAAAGGCCTTTGTCGGACACATATTCCATCAGATGAATCTGGTTGACGATCTCCTGCTTAAGCATGAGGATATCTTGCGGGGACTTCCGAACGAAGGCTCGGTAGAAGTAAAACTCTGGACGGGTCGTGGACTCCTTGAAGACACGCTGAATAAACCCCTCCTTTGACTCGCCTTTTCGCTGACGGATACCCGGTCGTCGAATATAGTCGTATAGGATGCCAACTCTTTTAGGGTTATAGGTTTCACAGTAGGCGATGAGGTACCACGGGGTCTGCGGGGACATTTCCATGTCATCCACGAAGTTCTTAGAAAGTTGTCCAGGGAACTTTCGTTCAACGATGTAGTGTCGTGCGGATTTTCTATGTACCGATACCGCGTCAAGCTTCCCAGTAAGTACGTAAGTGCGTCCTCGTAGTGCGAGATTCCAAGTAAGCTCTTTCTCCTGGTAACGAAAGTCGAGTACGGAACGACCTTCGAGTTCCTTTCTGTAGACATTTCGGTACCCTCGCATCAACCCTTTAAGGGCTGCCTTGTCGACTTCTACCTGTTGGTAGTCGGTACCAATGGACCCTTGAAGGAGTTCCTTGTACCGCCTATCAATGGTGGCGTCGGTGAATTCTGTTTCTAACTCCTTGACATGCGGTGAATATAATCCGGCTATAACTTCATGCCCCACCGTACCGAACCACATCGGCTGCGATGGTGCACGGGATTTGAGACCATGCCCACCCTCTAGGTAGGCAAGTCGGAACTTTTCCAGGCATTCCTGGCTGGTTTGATACGCTGATTGCGTCCAAACTTTCAACATGGGGTGCCCTCCCATTTGCGAAACATCAATTATAAACGAAAAACGGCCTTGAAAGCAAGACGTTTCTGGTACCTTTATTCACCCCTACTGATATTGCCCGCCGCGTCAATGGCTTCCACATCTATGAGGTAGCATTCACCCAGACCAGGGTCTGGTATGTCCACGGCTATAGATAGTTCCGATGTTTCTGCAATCTCAACCCAAGACTCCGGTTGTGCTGGTTGCCGTAACAGTGCAATTAGAAGAACGTAAGCCACTACGTCCGGACTCGTTGAAGCATCCCATGACCAGTTCATCTCCCCTGCCTCCATGGCGGCCCCGCCATGCCACGGCTCGCTCTCACCGGCAGCGCATCGTATAGCGTCTCGCCCCACCGTTCCGCCGCCTCGGCCCGCTTGAGGAGGGCGGCGTTCTCCTCTCTATATTCTGCCAACCGCTTCACAGAGAACTCGAACTCGCATTGGAGTGCCGCGAGCGCGTCGGCGAGGGCGCAGATCGGACAACCCGGCTGGCAGTCTGGGCGAAGCTCTCCAAGATTCCTGCCACGCCAGAGCGGGTGTGCTGCGAGACGCATCCCCTCGACGTTCATGCTCGCCGCCTCGTCCTGCGGAGCGGGCCTTGGAGTATCACGCAGGATTTGAACCTCATTAAATATCCGTTCTGCACCATCCACATCTGGCTGCGGAGCGGGAGTCGGGGCGTTACGCGGATGGAAGGTGTCCGGGCACGGCATCTTCGGTGCTCGCGGTATCAGGTACGGGTCGCTGGTTCCGCACGTCGGGCAGCGGTCGGGCTTCGTCCCCGCCGAGAACTTCTCGAGCGCGGCGCGGGCCTCAGCAAAGTAACCGTCATACTTCGGGTTGCTCAGGTCGCGCTTGCCTATTTCGAGAATGCCACGCAGCGCCCTCTCCACAGCGTAGCCCGCCTCTATGCGCTCTGCCTGGGAGTTGACGAGGGAGACGAGGGCGGTTGGGCCGGTGCCGTTACGCACATCGGCAAGCCACTCTCCGGCAGCGTCCAGCACCATGTCATAGTCGCTACCGTTGACTTCTTCCACAGTCAGCGGCAACCTGATCGTCGGCTCACTCACGGCTCGACTCCTTTCCGGGCGAGGGCGCGAGCGGCAAGACAGCGTGCGTCCGGGAACGGCCCATAGACTCGCTTCCGGTATTCACGGCAATCGCACCATTTCGCGTGCATGCCCTCAATCGCCTCAGCCCGGGCGGCTGCGACCCAGGCGCGGGCCAGAGTCTCGACCTTCTGAGCCAGTTGAAACATCGAACCCGGCTCGACGCGGCTTGTCAGCTGTCCCATCCAGAACTCGAACCGCTCCTTGGCGTCCGCCTCTCGCAGCGTCGGAGTCGGCGGCTTCTTCATGAACTTGCGGCACTCTACGCACGGGTTGGCGATGGTGCAATCGTGGCCGTGTGTCGCGCTCGGCTCGGTGGGCATTAGCGGCACCGTCTTCCAACACTACCGGTTTCCTGGCATTCATACCAACACCGGTCAAGGTGTGGCGTCCAGCAAAGCCGCATCTTTCTTTCGTCGTGACTGCTTATTGGAATACCTACTTGAATGTCGGGTCCACGTTTGTCGCATGGCCTGCATTCAATGGAAGTATCCACAAGTTTCTGTGGTGCCTGGAAAGGATCGGTACTGTTACGATCCTGTGTACACCCTGACAGGATCAACACCAAGGCAATCACAAAGGGTTTCATCTGGCACCCTCAAGTAGTTTGGAAAGGAGATGCCTCTTAAGAAGCATCTCGTTGGTTAACTTCCTGGTCTGTAGTGCGGAAAGGATATCCTCCTCTACGGTTCCTTTAGTGAGAATGTCGGTGTAGTGGATTCTTTTGTGAATTTCAGAACCAATTCGGTGAGTTCTCTTTTCTGATTGAAGACGGGTGTCAACACTATACGTGTTCGAGGTGTAAATAACCCTTGACGCCGCAGATAGTGTAATTGCTTTACCACCCGCTGAAACTGAACCGAGAAAGACTCGTATGGTAGGATCCTGTTGAAATCGTCGAACAACTTCTCTACGGTCTCTTGTTGCCATGCCTCCCCGGTATACCACATGGTTAATCCCCTTCGCCTTTAAGGCATCGGATACGGCTTTCCTTTCGGCTATCCACGTCGTCCAAATAACGACTTTATACTTCGGTAGAAACTCGTCAAGTAGCCCAAGAAGCGTGGTGTACTTCTCCGTCGACAGTTTGTACATAGTTCCATCGTCGGCCTTGAGGAATCCACAACATATGCGCCGCAGATGGAGCAGTTGTACGAAAGCCCACTGAGTATCGACGATGGTCTCACCTGTCCTTGAAGAAGCGGTCCTAAACTCCTTGAGAATTGCGTCATAGTGTTTCCTTTGCGCCTTTGAAGGCTCCACGTATACCCTGGAATATGTTTGCGGTGGCAGGTCTATCTCTTCCTCCTGCATTATGGGTCCTGTGGAAAGCATCTTGGCATTAATAATACGGGCCATTCCTGCCTTTAAGGTCCAATTCCATCCCATGTTATCCGGGGCGAAGTAGTATTGCCGGAACCCGTAGAAGGAAGTACCGAAGGTTGCGCCTTTGTCCAGGAAGTACCACTGGGACCAAAGGTCAAGCTCTGACTGGCTCGTCGGCGTTCCCGTTAAGATGGCCTTGAACGCAACGTTTTTCAGCCAAGCGTGGGTCGCCTTGGTCACCTGGGCCTTGGGGTTCTTGATTGTTTGGGACTCGTCAAGAACGGCAACCAACGGGGGGTCCGTGTTGAACATATAGTTCTGAAGTGAACGGAAGGTTTGATATGAGATTATCAACCAACCGTTCCATCCGGAACGAAGGTACGATATTTTGTTGGCTCTAGAACCCTCGACCAGCCACGCTCGTAAATTCAACCACTTCCAAATTTCCTCCTGCCAAACCGGCATAGCGACTGGTGGACAAACAACCCATCGTGGTCCTGCTGGTTTACCATCTGCCCAAAGGCACGCAATGCGGGTCTTCCCTGCGCCCATTGGAAGGATAAGGGACACGTGATTCCGTGTGTTGATTTGGTTAAGAATGCGGGACTGGAATTCGTAAGCCACTTTGGTCGCCCTCCAAAGGAAGAAAAAAGGGACCAGCCCGGCACACGGACTGGCCCCCTACCCACAAACCGCTGGGAGCGGGGGCTCCTAGGCGGCTGCGGATTCCTTCTTGGCCTTCTTGGTCTTCTTGATGAGACCCTTCGCCTTATTCTCGGCGATGGTCTGCTTCACGGGCTGACCCGGCTTCACGTACGCCTTCAGCTGGTCAGGGATCTGACGCTTCACCACGTTCCCCTCGGCATCGTACTCCTTGGAGGAGAACTCCGGCTTCCCCTTCTGACCGTTGAACGCTCCCGCGTTGTACTTCTTGCGGTCGGCGTTGACCCTGTAAGGCTCGAACTTGGCCTCGGGCCAGGCACCGGTGATGGCCGCGTGGATCTCTTCGTTGGTCGCCTTCAGCTTCTTGTTGACCGCGAAGATCTGCACCATGGCCTCGTAGATGAACTTGCAGCTGAACTTCTGACCCTTCAGCTTGAAGTTCCGAGCGACGCCTTTGTTGGACGGGGCCTTGGCTTTGGGTGCCTTGGGTTCGTCCTCCTCATCGACATCCTCGTCCACGTCCGGGATGTCCTCGTCGTCGTCGGAGTCGTCCTCGTCGGAATCCTCTTCCTCTTCCTCTTCGAGGACGTCCTCTTCCTCTTCCACTTCAACCGGCTTCTCGGCCTTCGCTTTCTTTCCCACGGTAACCTCCTGTGATGGGGCGGCATGCCCCGGAAAAAGCGGGAGACGGATTACTTCACGGCACTTCTCCAACAGTTTCTGGGACAGCTCCCGCTTGTGTAGCCTGGCCCAGTGATACTGGAAGAAGTACTGCAACTTCCTTACAAGGAGTGCCGTGTCGTCACAGCGTTTCACGGCCTTGTCCTTGAAGTACTTCATGTAGAGACGCTGCAGTGTTGGAAGGGTCAGTTGCCCTATCTTCATGATAGGCTGTACACGATCCCTGGCCTTCCACTCCAGGTCGTACGTTGCTTCGTCGATCCTTCCGGCCATTGGAAACCTCCCGACGCCCTTAATTATGCCCCGGAAAGGGGGTGGGTGTCAAGACTTTTTTCACTGGGAAAGGGCGGTTTCATTCGCTCTCATCCCTGTCCGCGACTTTCACGAATTTCTTGTCGCGTTCCCAGTTCTTCCGTTGCTTGGTAATGGCGTACTCGGTTTGGCTTGCCTTGTTCAAGGCGTCAACAATCCAACCTTGGCATCTTGAAAGGTTGTTCAGATGCCGTAGAAGCTGCTTCCGACCGCATGCAAGGCAACCCCAATGGATTTGCTTTTCCTCCCCGTTTTTGGTTGAAAGGAATTGAATGCCGGTGTCACGTTTGGTTATGGTGACACCCTTGCACTTCTCCTTGAAAACGCACTTCACATTTACCGGCGGACTCCATACCGTCGCGGCAAGAAGAAGTGGATCTGGTCCGGAGCCTCCTGCAATCTTGATCACCTGTAACCCTCAAGGCGTATGTTTACGCCGGAAACGTAGTAGCCTTTATAGGACCAGATGGTAAGCCACCTGTCATTCTTGTGCGGTTGGGAACTGTACATAGTAACCAACCCCGTGTAACTCTTCCCTCCGTACTTAAATATGAAATGGCCGGGTTTCTTGTACTCCAACCAGGCTTGGATTGCTGCACGCACCTTGTTTCGGTGCTTCAGGTAAAGGTTGTGAACGTACTCGTTCTTGTCGCGGATGATCTGGACCTTCATGTCTACTCCCGTACAAGAGTCAGCTTGATACTACCGGGAATGGATCCGGTACCATTCACCTGCTTGATAGCCGTGTAGACAACGGCCTTCACGAAGGTCTCGGGTTTGTAGTCCCTGGCCGCCAAGGCGGTGGTAAGGGCCTTCTGGTAGGTGAATGGCCCGGCCTCACCGTAGGTCAGAAGGTGCGGCAACCAGGAAAGGCGACGACGGGTCACTGCAACGATGTATCGGTCGTTCTGGCTCACAGGAGTTCTCCCATTTGGAAGCACTTCGGGGTTTTGTTCTGGATAGCCGTGAAGTCCACACCGGCTATGGTTTTGCCGAACTTGTTGTAGATACATAGATACATCTTAAAGTCCGGCATCTGGGACTTGAGGCGGATAAGGAACAGTATCCGCACACGTCCGTCGCCATTCATGACCGTGGCCTTGGGATAGTTCATATCCCGTAGCTGCTTCAAGGCCGCGTGTACGAGGGGTTTGTTGGCCTCGTACTTGGCCTTTAAGGTCTCGGAAAGGATGCGGCTGATACGGATCTTCGGTCTGTTTGGTTCGGGTAGTGGCATAGACTTCATCTCCTTAATCACCTGTCGGAAGCGTGACTTCGGAAGCATACGGGGGTGCTTCACAGTACACTCCATACAGTAGTGAAGCTGGTTGGGTGCCGTCGCAACTCGGTGCTTTGGGTTGGTGGGGCACCAAAGCTTTGTTGGTTGTGGCACGTTTAAAGGCCCTCCAAAGGGCGAGCGGGGTTCACTTGGGTCCCCGCCCGCCCCGGTTGGTTGGCGCTACTTGGTGGTCTGGGCCGTCGGAGCCTTGGGTTGGAACTTGCGGTCAACCACCCTCAGCATCCGGAGAAGCTTCTTGTGCTCCTTCGGTGTCAAGGGGGGTACGGGTGAGACCTCCTTCTTCAGAAGCTTCCGCAGGGAATGGGCCAGACGACCGCTCTCGAGACGTGCAACCATGTGCTGCTTCTTGGTGGACATTGTGGTGCCCTCTTGCGGCCTGTAAAGCCTACAGGCCAAGGCTGTCTCGATACGAGACGAGGTGCTTTCGTACCTGAACCAGAATCTGTACATCAACGTTCAAGAGATTCTTGAAACGACTCTCAGATTCTGCCTTACGGTACTTCTCAAGGATGCCGGCGGCTTCCTTGATAAGGTAGTCTACTCTACCTAATTCCTCCTGTACGGACAACTTGGAAAAGTCTGCACCAAGACGTCCGTGGCTACCCCAGTTGTTAGAAGTGGTCATCGGCTAAATGTCCTCGTCCACATCATCTGACGGTGTGCGTTGTGCCATACCCACTTTGATTTTCTTGGTTTTCTCCTTATGTACCAACTGGTTGTCCTTGGCAAAGGCGTACGCTTTGTCAAGGAATTCGGCGAACCGCTCGGGTGGAAGGGTGACAGCCTTGCCAAAGGCGTAGCCGTCCGGTCCGGTAGGAAACTTACTGGTGGGACCGGGGGTGAAGAAGTTCTGCAGGTAAACCTTCACCTCGCCCTTCCATTCGTTCAGGCGAATGCGTACCTGGTTCTTCTCGTCAATCTGGATGACTTGTTCTTTCATGAACGGGTCTCCTTAGTCCTTGCGGACCCTGTAAACAATTTTTAGTTCGCAGATATGTCCGGTTTGTTTGGCGTGTGCAAGGGCTGTCTGGTTGGGTGTATCGTGGGGGAACCTGTGAATGTAAAGGCCACATCCACAAGCAACTACGGCCTGTCGTTTCACCTTAAAGGGTGAAGGGATATCACTTACTGGTTGGGGTTCGCTCGGGGTATTGTTGCTGTGGTCCATTGTTGCCCTCCTTTATGGGGCCTGGGCAGTTAAACTCCATACTACGGATTGTTTGGAAGCGTACTAAAAGGCACTGGTTACACGGCCCGTATGGGGCGGGAACGTGTACACACCAGCGTGGTGTTGGTTCCAAATTCGCTCCTTTCGTGGGACATTATAACCTGGAAAGGCCGTGGGTGTCAAGACCTTTCTTTACGGGGCTAGGCGTCTCCTAGGGTTTGGGGTGGGTCGTCGGGTTCAAGGTAGTCGATAGCGCCCTCCATTTGGTCGAGGAACTTGTCGCACAGTGTAATGCAGCTCTGGGAGTACGACCAGTACGTACCCTCCCAAGAATGGAGGGTTACGTCCTCTTGGCCTTCAATGATGGCTTCGAGGGTGATACGGAACTTGACGTTGGCTTTCGCCATGGTTTCACCAGAATGGTGGCCTCAAGGCCGTTAACTTTGTGGAATAAGATATGCTCGCGTATGTCTGCAAGCATTACCTCATCCTTCTGTCTGGCTGTCAGTTGGCACCCCATGTATTGGTGGGGTTTGCACTCTTTACGGCATGTAAGGCATTTGGCGTAGAGTCTCATGTGTGTTAGCCGCGTGGCTCCAGGTTTCGAAGGTTGTGTTCTGCCTCGAAGAACATCTGAATCTGACGGTTGAAATCAATCTGAGCGGCTTGCTCCCGTGTCACCTCGTGTATGTCAAGGACAATGTCGTTCATGGTGGAGATGGTGATACGAAGCTTCAGGGGTTCTTGCATTTGGTGGCCTCCTTTAAGGGACAATTATAGACCGGAAACGGGGTTGGTGTCAAGACCTTTGTTCATGCGTGGCCTTTAGGGGTCAAACGACCCGATTGGAGAAAAGGGTTCGAACGCCGTTGGTACGTGGGGGTTGGAACGCGTTCGGATTGGTGGAGACGCACGTGCGTGGGTCGGGGGTGGGTTGGTGGCGTAGCTTGGTTTGACATACGTTGCAACGGCGTAGGATTGCTCCTACGAGCGTTTTGGCTGTGTCGGACGGTCGTAGACGCTTGGCTATGGTAATGTGGATGGGTTTGCGGGTTTGCTTGCAACGAGGGCAATGGTATGCCATACTGGCCTCCTATTTGTATTGTGCGTTTGTTCACTGCGGGTGGTGTGGTGGCTGGTGTGCGAACACTATCACGCGTACGCCCAAACTTGACTGCGCCGTAACTGATACAAGTTACAGACACGCCTAATTACCCGTGCAACGGGTTTAAATACCGCTAAGTATCGGTGACACTGGTAATTACGCCTGGAATGGGTAATTAGTGCTGGTTACTGGTATATACCGCTGTAAGTGGTTAGTGGTTAGAAGTGGGGAGGGCAGGCACTCGGCCCACCCTCCCCCTTAAGAAGCTAGAAGCCCAGCTCCTCGACGATCGAATCGTCACCGGTCTCCTTGGTGGCGACCTTCTCCTTCGTACCCTTCACATCCGAGCGATTCTTGCTCGGCAGATACTCACCGTTCTGCTGGAAACTGAACCTCAGGTTCGACCACTTGTCCTGGTCGATCATGGAGCGAACCTCGGAGTAGCGATTCTCCGGGTACGCTTCCACGATGGCAGCAGCCACCTTCTTGTGGTCCACCTCCTTCACTCCCTTCTCTTCCAGGAAGCAGAAGATGCTGCACACCATGCGTGCGATGGTGTCTTCCGCGAACTCGTGACCGAATGCTGTCACCTTCCGCGGACGACGACCGAACGCACCAGCCGGCATGACCCGTCGAACTCTCTTGGTCACGACAGCTCTCTCGCCCTTGGCAGGCTGTGTTCCAACAGCCAGCTTGCCCAGGAGACCACGAAGCTCCTGCGACTGCGGACCGTTGAGTCCTGCCTCGTCGAGTGCGCGAGCCAGTTGAGTGGTGAGACCGAAGACTTCCAGCTTCTTGGTGGTGTCCATCGTGCCCTCTGTTCTGGGCGCTGGTGTGAAGGGCGCGTATCTGCGCCCTGTTAGACACGCACCCTGACTGCTGATGCCTTTAGACCGCCACTACCTTCAGTACCAGATCCAGTGACCTCGCTTGCCTGAGGTCCCTGTGCAACTGCAACCAGTGACCGTCGCAGTAGTACAAGCAGATGGCAACCCCTTCGTCAGTCATCACGACCATGCGATGTGGTCGCTCCTTGCACTTGCTTGCCTTGCACTTGTGTTGCGTGGTGTTCACCCCCTTTCGGACTCATTACGTTCATTAGGTGGCGACCGGGTAGGTACCCCTCCCGACTCTTCTTTTCTCTACTCTACCACCCGTGCACCTCCACCCCACGTTCATTAATAATATTTATTATCATATGGAATTCTACTATATGGTATTCTAGATTTACTACTATGTCTGCCTCCTTCGCACCACATCTCATACCATATCCGTACAATCTTCGGTTTTAATATAGACCGATATAGCTTAACTATCTTCATATGTCTACTAGCCGGTGTACGCGCTCCGACTAGAAATTCTAACTTCTCACCATCCGAACTGATCATCACTACCAGCCAAATTGAGTTGGTCATTGACGCTCCTTTTAATTGAACTTCATTAACTTCACTCGTGCGCATGTTAATCCACTCAAAAGAAGAAAAAAACATCTGACCTCCATTATAAGCCCGGAACTGGGGTTTTGCAAAAAAATACATTGGGCCGGGGCCTTTACGTTTTGTTTTACCAAAAACGACTAAATTCCGAGGGTACCCTTGATCTTATATATTATAATATATAGACTTACCTCCCCTACCTAACTTAGTCGTTTTTCGTGAACGATGTATTTATTTTTTGACCAAAACATTTTTTATTCTTCTTTATTATTAATTTAATATATACATATACTTACCTATACTGATTCATTAGTATACTGTATACAATTATATACTCTATACTCCTGCAATACACGTATTTATGTACAGTTGATGGCGACTACCGAAAAAATCCAAAGAAACCTGTTGCTTTCATCCCCGTACTACCCTTATAATTGTAAGTGGAGACTACACCGTGCGTAATGACCCGCGATCCTTCATAGGCTCCGACGACGGACGGGCTTTGTCACACGCCAAAGGCACCAAAGGCTACGATCAATGGCGCGTACCCGCACCGCCGGAAGCCGAAGGGCTTTCCAAGGCCGAGTACAGAAGGCTTTATGGATCACGCCAGAAAAGGCGGTTCGCTAAATACAACGTGAAACCGCTTCCTGCGCACCGGTATGACCCTGTAAAGGACGCTTTGTACCTTTTCCCCGATGATTGCTACAAGCCTACCAGATTCGCACGCGTGATTGCAGGGGTTGATAGTCAGGCCCACGGAAGTAGGCTTAGAAAGATACGAATTTGCCTTGAAAACGAGGCTAGCGACGACCTTGTTGCCCGTCTTGAAAACGCTATTCTTGCAGGCGCAATTATACCGGAACACCTTACCGAAGCTGACCTTGCCACAATGTACGTTCCCCCACGACAAGTTGTTGCATTTGCTTACGCTACCATCCTTCCACACGTACGCGCGAACTTTTCCAAAGCTACCCGCCTTGCACAGCTTCCCATGTCCCTTATGCAAGGTGATCTTTATAAGAAACCGGAACATATGTTCTTCCTTTCCCAATTCTGGCGGGAAAGGATCGCGGCCCGTTCGGGTATCCTTATGCTTTACGGGGAAGAACACGCCGCACAAGGGAACGCCCAGATGGCGCGTTTACTTGGGGAAATGTCCCGCACCCTGCAGCCAGAGGGCAGCAAGACCGAAACACACGACCACAAGCACGTGCATTTTGAAATGCCTTACGATGGCGCCGATAAGGCCATTGAAGCCCGCAGCACCAAGGTTTTACCCCCTTCTACCAACTACAAGTCCCTTAAAGGGCGTCCCCGATGAACCTTGCAATTATCCCACAATATAGCCCAACAGGCAAAGTTTCACCCCATGCCAACCGGCAAACCCATCTCCGCCAGGAGGATCTCCCTTGGGTATGGCCACTTCCTTCCAAGTTAAGACCAGCGAGAGGCGATGCGACTGCCGGTGTAGATATAGACCGGCACCTGGACCTTTGCAATGAGGGGGACGTTGCGAGGGTACAGGCGGAACTTTTACGATGTAAACGGTATCCGGCGTACTTTGTAATGACACACTGCTTTACCAAAGATGAGCATGATGCACGGCACCCCGTGAAACGATTTCCGCGTAAGCGGTATATAGTATATGTCTTGCGCGAATTGGCAAGGAACCAGTTGGTAGCCATACCGAAATCCAGACAGATCATGATTACCTGGACAGTTTTGTGTTACTTGCTGCATATGGCCTTGTTCAACCAACACCGGCTTATCTTCCTGCAATCCAAGAAGGAAGATGACGCGGTCGCCCTTATAGATAGAGTAAAGCATACCTATACACACCTTCCTTGGTGGATCCAGTCCGCGGCCCCGCTTCGCAAGAAAATGCCAATTATGCCGTATAACAAGCTTCTGGTGGGAAATGGTTCCACCATTTGGGGAATCCCGCAAGGGCCGGATATCCTACGCCAGCACACAGCTTCTGCCATTATGGCAGACGAAGGCGCGTTCCAGGCAAAGCACGAGGATTCCTACAAGGCAGCCAAACCCACGATTGACGGTGGTGGTAAGTATATTATTGTGAGTTCGGCCAACGGGAAGAACTTCTTCTACCGAATTTGCTACGATCTGATAGACGCGGCCTAATATGCAGATGCCACAGACAGCAAAGGATGTCGATACCAACACCAAGGGACTGGCCCGTTGGACTAATGGAACCAACCGGTTCCGTGTACTGCGAACGCATTACACCGCAGATCCCGACAAGGCGACGAAGAGGTGGTATGAGAAGACTCGTCCTGGTTACTCCAAAACTGGTTGGGATCAAGAGTTCGAGATTACGTTTACCTCCTACGAGGGAAAGGGAGTATATCGTAGCCAATTCGCTAATTCCCCTGTGGCCGAGGGGGGTCATCTGGTGCACAACCTGGGCCTTGAACCCGATCGTCCCATCTACCGCATATGGGACTTTGGCTACCACCATCCAGCAGTACTATTTATTCAAGAGGCGAGTTCGCATCATCATGTTGTGTTCGATGAACTAATGGGTACAGACATCTTCCTCCAGGACTTTGTGCCAATGATACTGGAGAAGATGGAACGGATTAAAGGAAAGTTCAGCTACGTGAAGGATTTCTGCGATCCTGCCGGTAAGCAGCCGAAAAGTACGGGAAAATCAGATCTGGAAATCCTTCGGGAATTTGACATTCGCCCGACATGGGCCCAGTTCGAAATCAAGGACACCATCAACTACGTTCGAAATTCCCTTACGACCACCATGGCTGACGGGATGCCGGTGTTACTGGTGGACGCCAGTAACTGTCCTATCCTTGTGGATGGCCTTTCAGGCGGCTACCGGTACGCACCGGCAAAGGAAGGGAAAGCGTCCAAGGAACTACCTTTGGACGATGGATACTACGAACACCTGCAGGACTGCCTCCGGTATTACCACGGTCACAGGTTGCGCCTAAAGGCGCGGAAGAGGGAAGAGAATGCCACCTCAGAAGACACACGAAGGCGGATCGCGTCCAGTCGGTTTGAATCCGAACAGCATGGTCAAGGAAAGGACCCAGATCGACGACCTGATCTCATCCATCCCCGTGACCGATATCCAGGACAGGGAGGGTTTACCGATCCCCGAAGCGATAAAGCAGGGGTACATCCTGACAGGCCACGGACCGACAAAGTAGGTGGCGTCAAACGTAGGCAGATATTTGTACGTGATGAGTACGACGGGCCACGGTACAGCCAACTGGAGCGATGACAATGGAAAAGATGAAACCGTCCGCTAGAGTTCAGCGTGATGTGGAGAGTACGTTAGCCGAAATTCAGGAAGGGCAGCCAAGATATAACTACTCACCAATCGAACCGATAAAACCAAAGTTTCACAAACCAACACCATCACCAGCGCAGCCGTTGGAAAGAATGCATAAGAATCCAAACAGCGGCCTGGCCTACCCGTCCATCTCAAGGGGGCGTAAAGGTCCCACATAATGCCATCTAGCTACCGACCAGGAGATGCGGAACAGAAGACTATCGACTATGTGGTCGAGATCTTCAAGTGGTACCGTCGCCTGCGTACACCGATTGACGATAGGGTACGCAGGTCCTTAAAGGCCTACAAGGGATGGGATGATGAATATGAACGTTATAAACGGATGTACAATAATCTTGGTTGGAGGTCAACTCTTTATTTCCCCTTGGTGTTTTCCAACATCGATACCTTAACACCCAAGGTTGCTATGGCTATAATGGGGGAGCCTAACTTCTTCGAGCTCCTCCCCATGGAGGAAAGCGACATTTCCTCTGTAGACCCATTTGAGACCATTCTTCGTAAGCAATGGGCTGACGGCAACTTCTTTGACTCATCTCAGGCACATATACAAAATCATCTGCTTTGTGGCTTTGCGTGGTCCAAAATGGGCCATCGGTACGAAGAAGCCCAAAGGGAAGTCACTACCGCTCGTATCAATCTTCTTGGACTTAAGATAGGGAAACAGCGGGTTTGGAAGAAAGTGCCGGTTATCAACCGTCCGGAAAAGGAAGCCTTGGGTCCGGAGCGTATTTATTGGGATGACACGGTTTCTTGCCCAGAAAAGTGCCCGGTTCTTATAGATCGTTACTTCATGCCGAAGTTCGAAGTTGACGCCATGATGGGTCCGGACAACGCCGGTTGGAAGAACGGCGGCAATATCGATTACGGAGGAACCCAGGAAACCGAAGAAGACCTGGAACAGACTCGTAGAGAACTTTACGAAGACGCCTATGAAACCTTCGGCAGCATGCCGGAGATTACAGGCGGGGACCACCTTCAGCGGTGTGAGATCCTAGAGGCCTACGGCCTTGACGATAAGGGCAATAAGCGACAGATGATGGTTGTTGCGAACAGGAAGGTCTTACTGTTCGGTGACGACAACCCTCACCCAAACGGCGACCCGCCACTCCTTTACACCAAGAACTCATCCCTTACAGGACGGTTTACGGGTTCATCGGAAGCGGAGTACGTACTTCCCTTCAACCTGATGATAAACCGTCTACGGAACCTCCATATCGATAACGCCACCCTTGGCGTGAACGGTATGTGGAAGGTTTCTACCTTTGCGGACGTGGACTTGAACCAACTGGTCTCGAGACCGTGGGGTGTGATCGAAACCAACGACATGGAAGGTATCCAGCCGTTGGAGCGTCCGGCTTTAACACAGGATGCTCTGATTGAGGCGCGGAATCTTGAGCAGGACGTTCAGAACTTTACCGGTGTGCTGGATTATCTCCGTGGGAACCAAGGCGAGGGCGCCCCGGATACGGCATCTGGTATAGCAAGGCTTTCAAATGCGGCCAATGCTCGTTTCGGGGCACGTATCATTAGTATGCAGAACAACCTGATCACAGCGACCATCAAGAAGATGATTCAATACGACTTGGAGAACCTCGGGGAAAGTACCGCCGTCCGTATCGCCGGAAAGGCCGGTATCAAGTATGTTAGGTTCAACCCGGACAATGTACACGGTATGTTCGATATCATGGTTAAGAATGCCAACGAACTGGTGGACAAGGCTATCGCACAGAACCAGGCGTTGACCATTTACAATCTGACCAGGGGTGATCCGCAGGTTGACCAGCGGTACCTTAAGTCCTGGTTGTTCAGCAAATTTGCACCTGGGGTGGAAGGTAAACTCCTTATGCCGGAGAGTGAGGAGCTCAGCCCGGATGAGGAGAACCTTATCATTTCCCAGGGTGGTCTGGTTGTTCCGCTCCCGAACGAGGATGTGAATGAACATGTACGGTCACATATGCAGTTCATTCAGGAGCATGAAGCAGAAATTCCCGACCAGATTATGAAGCTGTTCCGTGAACACATCCAGCTTCATATGAAGATTCAGATGAGTGTCTATCAACCACTTGGTAGCCCAATGGCAACCCAACCCGGTCAGATTAAGATGGGTCCCATGGGTAACGGTGGTGGCGGTGGTGGACCGCAGTATGGTGAAGGAGTGAACCCGGCCGACGCCATATCTGCACAGGGAGGGAGAGATGTTACCCAACGACCCGCGTGAGGTGATGGTTGAGGGCCCACTCAGTACGGAGAAGCTTCAGGAAAACGTGAACATCGGTGAAATGTACAAAACGACCCAGAAGACCCCAGGATGGCAGCATTTCCGCGACTCCATATTGGCTAGGATCGAACTTCTTGACAGGAAGGCAGATACCCTCGGGGACGACAACTTTAACGAATTCAGGGCCATCCGAACGGAAATGAGAGTGCTTCACCATTTCATCAAGTACTTCCAGACACGGATTGATGCAGGAGAGCGTGCCAAGGAGCAGTTAGTAGTCCAACAGGAAAGGAAGAGGAGGTTGTAATGGCTAAGAAAACCGGTCAGGCCCAGGGCAATGCCGACGGCACCCCGTCTGATCCGAAGACGTCTCAGGACGCCTCCGCCTCGTCAGACTTTGGTGATGGGGGAACGGGGAAACAGCAGTTCCTTGGAAGGTTCGATACCGAAGAGGCTGCAAAGGTGCATCTTGACAAACTGGAGGCCAGCAACAAGAAGAACTACGCTGAACTCCAGAGGGCCATGGGCATCATGAACCAGCTTCAGGGAATCTCGGGTTTTATCGAACTGAATCCCGAAACCGGACTATACGATCTGAGGCCGGATATAAAGGCGAAGATCGCAGGTGGTGGGACCGGTGGGAAGGTGGCTATGGACGCACTTCGGGAGGACCTGAAGAACAAGTTCATCTTGAAGGCAGGGGATGATGCACCAGGGGCGCTTGTCGATACCATCATCGAGGCCGCAACGACAATTGCGGAGGGGATGGCGGGATCGGTGAGATCAGAAGTCGGAGGAATTCAGTCCGACACCATGATGGCGTTGTTCCTTGGTGAGAACCCTGAATACGAACCTCTACTGCCGCACGCCAAGGCCTGGATGAAGAGGAATCTGACTCCACAGGCACAGCGTTCGGTCTCGATAGAGGACGTATTCGAGGTTGTGAAGAACAACCTCAAGCGTTCAGGCCGACTCGATTCAACGGGGTACAAGGAACCCGACTCCGACGAGGAACAGAAGCCCAGAGGGAAACAACGACTTACTACCGGTTCTGGTGGTAAGCCTCTGGACGAAACCGCCGAAGACCGTGCGGCGCAGGACAAGAAGTTAAAGGACGACATCATGCAGGGGTCTTCCCCTCTTGACAAGTTCTTCGCCGGTACGGCCAAAGGCAAACGCGATGCCGAAAAGGGGAATCCCTTCGGTATCGTCTGAGGATCAAATGAAACTTCGAGGCATTCCAAAGCTTCTACTACTGCTTGGTGCATTCGCAGCAGTGGAAGTTGCATTTCACGCCATCACTGGTATTCCCTTCGGGGGAACCGGTGTCCTGCTACTGGCTGTCCCTACCGTCCTAACGGACGTTCTGGCGACCGACGGTGGGGATGGTGGGGCTATCCTGCAGGCCCAGCGTGTCGTCAACATGGACGACATGATTCACGATCTGGACCCTCAGGCTACCTCCCTTACCGCACTCCTGATGAAATTGCGAAAGGAGAGTACCTTCAACCCGAAGTTGGATTGGTTGGAGGACGAATACGCTCCCAAGCAGGACGCAATCAACAATGGCGCTGGTTACGCCTCTGGCGCCACTTCGTTGGTTGTGGACAACGGTGCGTTCTTCAGACCGTTTGATCTCATCCACGTTCCAAGGACTCTCGAGATCATGTTGGTTACGGCCGTCGTAACCAACACCTTGACCGTGGTCCGAGGATTCGGTGAGACTGTCGCTGCCGCCCTGGTGGACAACGACCCTCTCTGGATCGTCGGAAACGCCCTGAAGGAAGGCGACAACATGCCGGCCATCAGGACAACCAAGGTGAGCAACCAGTTCAACTACACTCAGATCTTCCGTGAGCCCGTTGGTGCGACGCGTACGGAGAATGATTCGCGCACGTACGGCGGGATGAACCTGGGGAGGCTGCGCCGGAAGCATGCGGTCGAGCACATGATGGCGATCGAGAATGCCTTCTGGTTCGGTGAACGGTTCGAGAACCTCACCGCCAAACCACGACGCGGAACCCGCGGCGTGATGCGGTGGCTCCTTCAGGCCGGTAGTGGTGCAGCTGCAAAGGACATGGCTGCTGCCACCTTGGATGAAACAGGTCTGGACAGTTTCATGCAGGATGCGTTCCGGTACGGGAATCAAACCAAGTTCTTCTTCTGCTCCCGTCTCGGAATGACCAGGATCTCGCAGATCGCCAAGGCCTCGAACAAACTCCGTATGTTCCCGCAGGACCAGGTCTACGGTATCGCTATCTACACGTACCTGTCTCCTCACGGCACAGCGAAGCTCATCGTGAACAATCTGTTCACCGGGGCCGAAACGGACAAGCGTTGGAGCGGTTGGATCGTCTGTCTCGATCTCGCCGACCTGGCGTACGTCTTCTTCAACAACGCCGACACCAAACTGTACATCGGCCGACAGGCGAACGACGTGGACGGTCAGATCGACGAGTATCTGACCGAGTGCGGTCTCAAGCTGATCCATCCACGTCACCACGGGTACATCAAGAACTTCATCTGAAACCGGGGTGGGGCAAGGGAGTTTGGCCGTTCTCCTTCAAAACGGCCACAAAGGAGAAAGCATGGAATCGGTCATGTTCATCAGTCTGGACCACAACCTGTCAATCCAGATGAAACCTCGGAAGACCACAGAGGTTGGAGGACAGGTCGTGGTAGACCCGGAAAGGGATATCAAATTCCGGGGAGCGTACTACGAAACGGCCGAGGAAGATGAGATCGACTTCCTTCGCAAGCACGCCTGTTTCGGAAGTCGTATCTTCGAAGGGGTGATTCCGGATGACGTGGTGCAGGTGAAGCAAGAGGTTGCTACCTACATCTGCGGCTTCCCAAAATGCAAGTTCAGGTCCTTCACCGAAGAGGCCATGGACGAGCATCGGCAGGAAGAGCATTCCAAGGCAGCCCGTGACAGGAAGCGTCAGGAAGCCTTGGATGCCGAGGACGCAGTACCGGCAAAGAAAAAGAAGAGCAAGGGTAAGGCCGCTTAATGGCGACAAAACTCTCAGATCTAGCTTCACAGGCCATGGCCGTCGGTTCAAATACCGGCGTGTCGAACTATATAAATACCTGGTTAAATTGGGCCATCCAGGAGATCTGGGAGGATTCCTTATGGGAGTTTCGGGTGCGGGAAGCAGCCGCACCACTTAATATAGTAGCAGGTGATTTCCAGAAAGGGTTGGCTACGGATTTTGTAAAGCCGAAGGATTTTCGCATCACAACGGCAGGGAAAGAAACAAACCTTTTCCCGATGGACAAGGAAGTTCTTGTCAAGGCCGTACCGAATTGGAAGGACACGGCATCGGATAAAAGGGGAACCCCTCGGGTGTGGATTAAGCCGATCCTCTATACGACCGCCGCTGGAATTGTAACTAAAACAGTTCAGTTCTGGCCACCCGCGGATGCCGCCTATACAATCGACTACGACTACTACGCCGAACATCCAATTCTCGCGGCAGGGGACTACTGTCAGATCCCTTCAAGGCACGACCGGGTGATCATCAATAGGGTACTGGTGTACATCCGTTCCAACGAAGACGAAGCGGATCTTGGCCCCTGGGAGAAACGCTATGTGGATTCCCTGAAGCACATGCGTAGTATCGAGAACCGCCGACCCGGGGAGCTTCCAGGATGGAAGAGTGAAATTTCTCTAATGAATGTTCAACGTGCTTTACTGGGTCTCTCCAACGATCAGGATATAAGGTGAGGGAAATGCGCCTAACCAAAACTTTGATAGTGGCTTTTGTGGCGGTTACGATGCTGGCCGCCCTTCAGATGACCATCATCAATATTGGAACGATATCCAATATTGCTTCGGCCAGAACTGCCACCGATTTCTCCAACGCTACGGTACTTACCAAGGTGGCTCCATTTGTCCCTGGATATAGCAACGGGTGTTCGTTGTACGTAAACGTGACTTCTATAGTCGGCGGTGGAAGCATTGTCGTCCGATTACGATGGCAGCCGAATGCGGCCGAGGTCGCCGCTATCATGTGTTCTACCGCCAGCATTACAGCTACTGGTGGCTACACTTGCGCCGCACCCACAGAAAGTCCTATAAGCCTTGATGGACTGTCCATCGAGAGCACCACCGCCGGCACTATAACCGACCTTGACTACAACGCGTATGTCGCGTGCTTGAGGTAACGGGAAATGGCCTCGCTATACCCAAAAGAGATAGTACGTACCAATGAACAGATCCATGATGGAATTGAAATCGGTCCGGAAGGAACCGGTGTTACGATCTGTTACGACGGTGAGACCCAGGTGCCGACATGCAAGACGAGTGACGGACCGACACGAATCGGCGGGTTGTGTGTGAATCCGGTTACAGGCAAAATTCAAATACGGGACGCTTCCGGAGTGAGGGATCTGTGAGACAATTCGTGAAGTGGATCGGTATCTTAGTTCTGGCGTTCCTACCTCGCCTTGTCCTGGCGAATGCTTGCGCGACCGTGTCGGCATGTGCAACCACACCGTGTGACTGGAATACGGCCGGATCGTGGACAAGCTGTGGTGGTGTAGTTCCGCTGGCTACTGATACTTGTTCGATTGGCGCCACCCATACGGTCATCTTGTCGACGGACGCCAAGGTCTGCGGAGCGACCACGGTCTCCGGTACACTCATCTACGATGAAGTTTCGACTGGCCGGGACGCCAACGGCTACCGCACCCTGACGATCACCGGGAACGTAACAATCGCGAACGGCGGAATCGTACGAATGCGTGCGGGGCATCGGCTGGGCTTCGACACTACCGCTGCCGCACGGGTCTTGGATGTCCTTGATGGTGGACTTCTAGATGTACAGGGCACCATTGTCGAGACTTCAATCGGGACCTTCGTTGACGCTGACGCTGACACTGACTGCGCCGCCGCCGGTACTGTCGGTCGTAAATATACAATTACCCCAGTTACTGGAATAAATGTAGCGAAGAAAACCGGTCGCGTTATCTTCGAGTCCGGCAAGGCCCGTAACAGACAGTTGGAGATCCGACTCATAACTGCAACAACCTTCTCAGTATGTACGGACACCGCTGACGCCACGAGCGGTTCGGACACGACAGGAGGGCAGCGCCTCACCCCCCATGCCAACCGTGCCTACTTCTGCACCGGTGCCAGTGCTCCTACGGCCTGTTGTACGGGGGCTAACGCTGGAGCGACATGCCCGGTTCACCCGCTGAATCAGCACACCGAACCGGCTGCCTGGAACACCCAGAACCCTGAGTGCACCGCGCTCTTTACCCCCTACCCGTGCTGTACCGGGGCCAATACCGGATTCTGTACGCCAATCACCCCGGCGGTCGGAGACAAGATCGCCATCATCTACGACGCCGCAATCTTCCAGGCGGCTGGCTCAAACGGTTACCGGATCAATGGTGCTCTCGGTCCCGGCAACGACCCGATGCCGATTTTCCGAGCCGCCAACATCGCCAACGCCGGAACGCCGTCAGCTGGTTCGACCACCGGGATCGAGTTCTATGCCAAAACAACCAGTACACTTACCCCGGACATTGAGTATGTCAATTTCCACGACTTCAAGGGTCCGATTGATGCTTGGCGTTATCACGGTGTTAAAAGTCTTACGGTCAAGTGGAGCGCCTTCCATGACGTGACGACAGTCGCAGGTCAGGCCACGCAGGGTGATACCCAAGCCATGCTGGGATTTGCTGCGACAACTTCAGGTGGAGTTAGTCGTCCCTTAGCGAATGTAAGTGTACAGGATAGTGTGTTCTATCGCTCTATGGGCGTCAACCTTCATCTGAATGAGACTGCCATTCTGCCGGCACTGGGACTTAAAGTACTTCGAAATCTTTTCTATGAAGGTTGCATTAGCAACGGCGAGTGCTTTGCTCTGCAAGTTGACGGTTCAGATGGTGCAGAAGTCGCCTTCAATGTGGGGTTTGACTTCTACCGCCTAGATACCACCCCAGGGGCAGCCGTGTTGTCAGCAAGTGGTCTGGGAGCATCAATCCATGATAACTGGATTGTTAACGCCGGGAATGGTGGGATTGGTGGAACATCCGGTTCAACTACCATTGCACAGCAACAGGGGACCGGGTACACACATAATTACATCAGTAATATCAAATCGCATGGCATGAACATGGGGCAGCAGTTTAGTAACCTAGTTAGAAATTATGGTCTGGCGCAGACTAATAACGGTATATCTGGGAGTCTTAACCCTATAGCGGCGGAAGGGAATTTTATCCTAGGGGTTGAGGACGCTATTCGTGGTACCGCGGATTGTACTGGATCAAATCGTTGTGCTCCGCACGGCATTCGCCTTTTCAACTTTGACGGGAATACTAACCGAAAAGCTGTGACCGCTACAGATAACTTCATTGTCGGAATGGATAGTGTAGGCGGTAATCTAGGTCGGTGCATCATCCACGATGGTATCGACTACCTTGGTAGCAACGACGTGGACTTCGACACGACTTTCGACCATACAACCTGCGATGGCCGTGGACGAGATGTTCTAGGAGTGACATTCTATAATAAACCATCAGTAACTGCAACTAGCACAATTCGAGATCTTGCCTGTATGTTTGGAAATAATAACCAATGTGTGTGGTGTATAGATGGAAGCAATGCTGTTGAGAACTTTGGAAAAGTTCAGTCGCAGCTGACTGCGGTTACGGCCGAGTCAGGAGGAAGTTCAGTATTTACGTGCGCGACCCTGACATTATCCCGTGTACCAACTTTCTTTTATAGGGATAGAGCTAGCACTTCACTTCCTGACTATAGTTTTATGTCGAGAGTTCCTGGATTGACGGCTGGACTTGTTCCGGCCGCCGATCCAATTGGTTCTCGGGTGTTCCGGTTCAATCGTGCCAAGTTCCAATCAATATTCCCTGCTCTGACATTTGATGGGTATCAGCCACAGGACGTCGCTAATGTTCCGAATATCGATACAGACAACGACGGCGTCATGGATCTACATGACAACTGCCGTACTACTCCGAACCCGTCGCAATACGATTCGGATGGTGATGGTAAAGGCGACGCTTGCGATCGCTTTTAAGGAATAGTAATGGGTCACGCACTTAAGTCACTTTCCAGGGACTTCCGGGATGGTTATGTCCCGGAGATAGGCTCCAATCGACCAGAAGCCATGTCCCCGAATTCTATCTTCGATGGAGAGGACTGCATAGTTCGTGACGGTAGTGTACAGAAGCGTAATGGATTCCTTCGTCTTAACCTCCGACCTGTGGAATATCTTTCCATCCGTACAATGGAATCAGGAGAGGTTTGGACCGGTACCACCAATGAAGCCGTGATCTTCAAACAGGGTACAGGAAGCAAGAAGATTACGGCTACTGGGTTGAATACCGTAGCCACCTCGGACGCTGCTCTTAATATGGGTGGTGCTACCGGTTCGGACCTTATCGAACTTTGGATGTACACAACTCATCTCTATAGTTCCGCAAGTCAGGGTACAAGTACAGGATTCATCAAGCAGATTCGATTCCGATTCTATACCACGGTAGCCAGTGCCTACTTTGAATATATATGGGTGGTTGATAGTACTGCCCCATTTGAAATCATGGCGGGCTGGAATAAGTTTAGTCGTAGAAAGGACGCATTCTCTATAACCGGCGCGGCCAATTGGGCCAGTATAACCAGGGTTGAGGTACAGATTACACTAGGCAAAAGCTTCTGGCAGGGTACCGACCCATTCATTCTTGTGGACGATCTCATTGTTACGACCCCGACGAAGATATTAGCACTTATGGACTACATTAAGCGGGACCTAACCCAGATGAAGTTGGTTCAAGCGGGGACCAAGGTCTACAATAGCATCTCCGTGGACACAGACTGGTCAGCCATTGTAACCGGCCTAACAGCGGGGAAGCGACTTGGGTGGGATATAGCCAACGACCACTTGATTGCCGGTAACGGTACAGACGCCAATTTTAAGTACAAAGCGGCCAAGACTAATCTGGGAATTGTTGGACCTCCCGCAGCCCCTACTTTCAATGCCAACATTAATGGCGGAATGCCGGCAACCGGAGTATTCTTCTATAGATTCATTTATGTGAATTCAACCACAGCCCATCGTAGTAACCCGAGTCCTGCTTCACTTAATATGAGTGCTGCCGCGGATCCTAATGACGGTATCCGGGTGAACATACCAGCTAACGGCGGATACGATACCCAAGTGGACAAGGTGTGGCTGTACAGAACGCTTGATGGCGCACCAGCGAGTAGTGAATACTACCGTGTTCCCGGAGAGATCGCTTACACGGGCGCTGGAACCACGTTCGATGATACCTATAAGGATTCGGAACTTCTAGATGATCTCCTTCAGTACGACAATGATGTACCCAATAAATTCACCATGGTATCGCATGACGGCATTTATACTTACTACGCAGGGGACCCCGCAAACCCTTCCCGGGTATGGCGTTCAAAGGCATCCGACCCGGAGAGTGTGCCGGTTACCTCATATGTAGATGTAGCTAAGGATGACGGTGACGTGGTGGTTGCTCTCCGAATTACAGAGAACAACATTGTGGTCGCCTTCAAAAGGAACTCCAAGTACCGTATCGTTGACCTCGGCGGTGGACTTCTGACTGCCCGGTACATCAACAAACGTGGTACCTGGAACCAGGAAACAACCAGGGTAATACCGGACGGGATAGCCTACGCCAATGATGACAATTTCTTCGTGTACACCGGCAATACTGATAATCCTATCGGTGGTCAGATTCGATCGGATATTAAGACATGGGCTGATTCAAGTGTTGCAGAGGCTGTGGTCGGGTACGACAGGTATGACAATGTGTTACGATTAGCCGTGACCTTGTTAGGCCAAGCCACTAATTCAAGGGAACTTGCGTACGACCTTCACGAAAAGGCTTGGGTAAAACACAAGAAGGCCTATAGCGCCATCGGGAATTATATGGTAGCCGGTAGACCAGTTGATTGCGTCGGTGACTATAACGGCTACGTGTACAGGAATGAAGAACCATCGGTTAACGATGACGATGGTAGGGCTATTGACGCTTTTGTCAAAACTCCCTACGATGATATGGAGTTTCCTGGACAGGTAAAGAAATTCAGGGTGATAGAAATTTGGGTACGGGCTGAGGGTACTTATAATCTGGACGTGAACTTTATCAAAGGATACTCCCCAAGTGTCGGTGACCAGGTACAGGTGCCACTCGCAAGCGGTGCTCTGTGGGGCACCTTCGTATGGGGTGTGGATGTTTGGGGATCAGAATCTGTACTTCGGATAGAAATTCCTGTACCTATAGCCGAATGTGTAGCGAATGCGCTTCAACTACGATTTGGTACCCGTGGTGGAAACCAGCCATTTGCGGTACGAAAGTACCAACATAAGGCACAGATTCTAAGGAAGACGTCATGAAACTGCAGCTGAAACCTTTTAATTTAAAGGACCTTTCAGAACCGGGAATTGCGGATAAGTTGAACGTATACCTGGATGAGATTCGCGAAGCGGTAATGTCCCGATTAGATTTCCAGCAATCCTTTGTAGTTCGTTCGGCTTCTGTAGCCGGGGATGAATTCCGGATTGTGCACAGTCTTGGCTACATACCGAACAACTTCGTTATCGTATCCAAGAGCGGTGCAGGGGAAATTTATCCGTCCGGAAAGGCGTGGACTTCTACTACGGCGTTCTTCAAGTGCACAACGGCGGGTCTAATCGTAAAGGTGGCCATATGGTGAAGAGACTAAGTCTGGTTCTGGTTGTAGGGTTACTCGGGTTTCAATTGGTAGCATGGCAGCGAGTACCACTCACAGGTCAACCAACCCCTCCGCCTTCTGGTGGTGGTAGTGGGGCGCCTACGACAGCGGAGTACTTGGTCGGAGCTCTTGATGGCGGTCTGTCTGCAGAACGGTTGGTTACAGGTACTACCACAATAACCTGGGACCTTGCTACACCAGGTCAGGCAAAGGCAAACGTTCCGAATAGTGCCATTACGTACGCGAAGATCCAGAACGTCGCGGCTACCAGTGTACTGGGTAGGGCGACTGCAGGAGCAGGGGTAGTGGAAGAGATTCCGTGCACCTCCTTTGCTCGTACTATTCTGGATGACGTTGATGGCGCAGCAGTTCGGACTACTATCGGCGCGGGTACTGGTAATGGTACGGTCACCGGTGTGACCGGAACTGCGCCCATTGCATCCAGTGGTGGTGCAGCACCGGTTATTTCCCTGAACGACAACGGCGTGACCTACGCTAAGATGCAGGACGTCAGCGCAACGGCGCGGTTGTTGGGCCGTATAACGGCGGGTGCGGGGGACCCGGAGGAACTTACCGGGACGCAGGCAACTACACTTCTGGATGCCTTTACTACGGCCTTAAAGGGTTTGGCTCCGGCAAGTGGTGGTGGTACTGTAAACTTCCTTCGTGCGGATGGTACATGGCAAAATCCGCCGGATGTAATGAAGACCCTTCGTACTACGGCGGACCAGACTATCAACGCCGGTGCGGGGACATTTGTAGATATAACCAATCTTACGTTCCCTGTGGTTAGTGGAACGGACTACGCCTTCCACTATTATATCACATTCCGTTCGGCGCAACTTACAACCGGTTGGAAGGCAGGTATCAACCACCCTGGTGGTACGGTCGATTTTTGGGCCTCATCACAGACTGTTGCTAATGCTGCCGCTGGCGCGACTACCCATACAACCCGACATAATGTGGTAGTTGATGATATGACACTGCTGACATCAACCGTTACCAACAATGTGGATTTGGCTATCACCATTGAGGGAAGGTACAAATGTACCGCGAACGGTACATTCGCTGCTAGGTTTGCCAATGAATTGGCAGCGAACACGGATGTAGTGGTTCAAAAGGGTTCTTGGGGTTGGTGGTTCTGAAAGGAGTATCGAATGGCTGCAACAAGTTTGTTGGTTATAGTCAACGCGGTTGATTACGACGCGGTGCAGGGAAAGTACAGAGTTACCAGTAATAGCGTGGATAGCGAAAACGAAACCGATAGTAGCATTTACACCTATTTCACTATAGGTGAACTATCCGCAGTAATTAATGCACGTATCGTGGCCGACGCCAAGACTAGTCATAATAACCGATACGGTACTAATTTCGGAGCCCTTACGCCGTCCGGTCTTATAGGCACATTCGCTACAATCTAAGGAGGAACCATGAAACGAGCACTCGACGCGTTTAAATGGCTTGGGATCGTCGGAGGAATCGCCGTCTGGGGTTGGCTAGGGTTCGCCGTTTTCAACGATCCTAGGCCATCCAAAGCCGATACACTCACCATTCCAAACAGCTTCTCGGTCGGCCAGGTCGCCGACCCGAGTACCGTCAACGCCAATTTCGATGCTATCAAGAATCTGGTCAACGGCAAGATTGACAACGACAACTGGGATCCAGCAGGACCGGATCTCACGTGCGCGAACTTTGACCAAAGCACAGGGTGCATTACCTCTACAGGCATCCTTGATAGCACAATCACGACCGCGGACTTTGCGCCAACAGCCTCTACGGCGGAGGTGTTTTCGACTACCAACCCTACGGACGTTACCGGGTTATCCTGTGCCACGGGATGGACAGATATCACAGGAGCTAGTTGGACTGTAACGGCTAGTGGTTCCATCATAACAGCCGTCTTCAATGGATCAGCGAAAGCGCAGAACAGTCTGTCACCGGCTGATTTGGAAGTAAGAATGGTGATCGACGGGACCAACGGACCGACGCTTCCGATCGTATCCCCGACCGTGGCTGGCAATGATAACCTACAGGACGACTTCGGCCTTAATGGTTGGAAGGCTGTGTCCTCCGGTTCCAGAACTATCAAGATTCAGTGCCGGGACGGGGATACCACGTCTGATGGAATCGACTTCAAGGGAATGCAAGTTACCATCATCGAGCAGTAAGGAGGGAGCATGGGACTCAGTATAGGATCTATCTTCAATAACAGTGGAACCCCATTCATGGCCGAAGTACTCGGGTTCCACACGGGTGGTGTTGGACCGGACTATAGGGAACTAAATCTCTATAACCCAGCACTCACGCGGGAAGATGTGGACAAACTCCTAGGCCTTTACGGCGATCTTATCGACGCCGCAAAGGGCGGGGAGAACAAATTCCTCGAGGACTCCTTCCAGGAAGAGCTCAGTAATGTCCTAGTGCCTCTAAGGGCATCGTTCGCATCCTCCCAAGAACGTGCCAAGGAGAACCTGATCCGTTCTGGGGCTGACCCTACAACTATTGCCCGAGTCATGGCTGATTTGGAACGAGGGTACGGCAGCAATGTGGCCTCCGCTTCCCGTAGCGTTGCGGTAGGGCAAGCCCGCAGGAAGGAACAGTTCCCATTTCAGGTCGGGCAGTTGACCAGTGGTTTTCTTACTGGGCAACAGACTGGAGCCCAAGCGGAAAACGAATTTGCTTTGCAGTACCGAACTGAACAAGAAGTGGCTAAACAAGCACGAAGACAGCAGAATGCTGCCATGGTTCGAAAGTACATATCCATGATGGCTGGTGGGGGCGGCGGTGATATGGGCGGTATAGATTTCTCTGGTTTCGGAGGTGGTGGAATCGGTGGAGGAGTCGCCCAGTACTCAGGAGGCGGTGGTGGTGGCACCAGTGAGTACTTCGGGGAGATGTAATGGCCATATCAACAGTTGACGCAAAGCAACGGGTCAGTCAGTTCGAGGAATACCTCAACGAAACGTTCCAGTTGAGGAAGAAGTACATTCCGGAGGACGACCCAGCGGCCTACTCAAAGGCCATGGAGGCCGCACCGCCAGTAACACCTCCGGAACCACAGACTCCTGACCTTTCAAGGCTGTTCGGCCTCGCGGCCCAAACAGGCAAGAATGAGACTCCAGGAAATGGTAAGACCGGTAAGTTCATCATGAATTGGCTTACGACTATCGACCCGGAGATTGCGGCCCAGCAGAAGGAAAGGCAGAGTAGGCGTGACCAACTTCAAAGGGATAAGTTTCGCGAAGCCATTGATATCGTGGGCGCACAACTTAATAATGCCCAGTTGAAGAATTCATACGAACTTGAGAAGGCCCGTATCACTAACGCGGGTAGGGCAGATATGCGCGAATTCTTAATGAAGATAGCCGACAGCAAGAAGCGTGACCGATTACAGGACTGGATCACGGCACAGGCATTCTTCAATAAGGACGTGTCCAACGCTGCTGCGGTTGAACGGTGGGGAACTCCTAGGGGTGGAAAAGCTACATTTGGACGTACCACTAAACTTTGGGATCAGGACCATGGCAAGGGTGGAATGTTCACGGTGACACCACAGCCGCCACAGAACCCAAAGGAAATGGTTGACGCTACCATGTATCCGGGTAAGTATGAACAACGATTACTCGACCCGGCCAACCCTACGGACGCCAAGGTACTAAAAGACAGGATTTTCGGACCTAAAATCAAGGCCCGTATTCAGGACAGTGGCGCCGATCCACAGGCTTACTTCGAATCGCTTCAAGGCGACTACCCAAACATTCTTGGTGACACTACCTTCAATCAATGGTGGGGACCGAGGGCCCTACCACCGGCCGACGATGGTGGGGAACCATTCAAGTACAAGCAGGAGGATATCCCCAGTGGCAGTGGGTTGTCGGATGAGGAGTTCATCCGGCAGACTATTAAGATCACTGGATCCAAACTAGATACGGCGGTTTGGTATGTGGTCAAAATGCTGGCAGAAGGAGATTTCGAAGAGGCCCTCAAATTAATGGACCAAAACACAGTGCAAACCTTCTTCAAGAAGCAGGGACTTTCACCGTTCGAGGGAATCAAACGTCTAACGGATATGATCGACGAAGAGTCCACTGCTTCGGAAGAAGGTGAGTAAGTGCCGCCTAGAGAACCGGATCTCTCCCGTCTTGAAAAGCTGACCATTCCAGATGTTGAAACTGCAACCACAGAACCAAACCCGGATGTAACGAAACGTCTGTCCACATTGGCTATACCCGCCGAGGCCGCCCCTACCCCGAACGCTTTACCACAAGGTGGTCCGACACCCCCGGATCCAGGGGAACAAGAATCCCAATACATGATAGCCTTCCTTCGGAAGCTTAGTCCGGAGATGAAGTCCCGTACCCTCAGGGCTTATATTGATTACAGTGAACAGGCCCTTTCCGGTCCGGGAAAGGTATATAATGAAGGTAAGCATGTCATTCGAAACGCCGCTACAGAACTCCGTGGAATGCTTACCGGAATCGGAACTGGTATAGGAATGGGTGCTATCGGACTATACAACTTCCTTGATGATCAGATGGGCACTCGTATGGTCGGTAGTTCACCGGAAGCGCGGGAACATAGGAAACTGGTTGAATCGGTGGGCGCTGACCAAGCTACGGAGATCGAAAAGTACCGTGCTGAATTACGGAAAATTCGGGCCCAGCCCGTAGAAGAACTTACCCGTACCTTCTATACCAAGACTGGTATGAAGACGGAAACCACTACGGTCGGGGAAGTTGAACGCCGCGAAAAATATGGGAAATTCCTTGGTTCCGCCTTAAAGGATCAGTTCCGACCTTAT